GTATATAATATAAGTAATTAAGAAAGAATTAAGAAATTAAAATAGCGTATTTTAGGTGTGTTCGGAATTTAACCTTAAAGTTTTCTTAAAGTTTAATGTAGGGTTAGTGAAAAGTGCTCTTAAATATTCCTTAAATTACAAAGTGTCTCGAAAGTAGGTGTGAAGTTTCCAAAAGTTCCCTGTTTTTCACAAAATAACTGAAAATCAGTCACTTTTTTTAGTGTTTTCAAAAGCACAAATGGCACTTTAATGGCACTTTTGACAAATATTAAATTTTTAGCGGTTTTCAATCTTAAATATTCATTAAAATCTTACAAAAATTTGACATTTATTAAATTTAAAAACTTAAATTCATTAAAAAACTTTAAGAAAACTTTAAGGTTAAATCTCTGAGATACCGAAAATTCGGGCTTTTAAAATCTTAAATATAACTTACATACCTTAAATTCCGACTTAATATTAGCTGTTTTTACCTTTGAAACTGCTTTAATCTTAAATTAGTTATAATTCATAAAAAAGGAGCTGAGTGATGAGGTCTAAACAGCAACAGGTAATTGAGCTGTTAAAGCAGGGTTTAGATATTGAGGAAATTGTTAAACAGACAGGGCTTTACGCGGAAGAAGTTACAGCTATAATTAAACAGGCACAGCAACAGCAGAGCGATATAGATGTAGTTATTGCAAGAGCTAAGCTGTTAAACGATTCTAAGCTGTTTATAAAAGGTTTAGCGGTTAAAGCAGGAGCTGAAATTTTCAAAATTATTGAAACAGGCAGGGTTGAGGAAATAGTTTCAGGCACAAACAAGTCTCCCGCTCAGGTGCTTAGCCGTAAAATTGATTTAAAAGACTTAAAAGCCGCAAGTGAGGCGATTGAGAAGCTGAATAAAATATTGAATGAAGAAGTCGAGCAGTTCGAGCAGGTTAGGACGCTTAAAATTGAATTTGTAGATGTAGAAAATAAAGAGTAAAAATATTATGTTAATTAAAATGGAGCTAAGATGAGGACTGCTAAGGTGTATAAGCCTTTTTTTCAGGCTAAAAATCGTTACGCTATTTTATACGGCGGAGCTGGTAGCGGTAAGTCTTATGCGACAGCTCAGAAACTTATAAGCAGAGTATTAGGGGAAGAAGGACATAAATTTTTAGCTGTGCGGAAAGTAGCCGCGACGCTTAGATATTCGGTTTTTAGTTTGTTAAAAACTGTTATAGAAAAAGAGGATTTAGGGAAGCTATTTAAAATAAATGAAACAAATATGGAGCTGACCTGTCTTTTAAACAATAATAAAATTATTTGTAAAGGTTTAGATGACCCAGAAAAGATAAAATCGATTGACAGTATTACAGGTATCTGGATAGAGGAGGCTACGGAGCTTACGGAAGTTGAAACGCCAGACGGGCTTAAAAGCGACTTTGACCAGCTGGATTTGAGGCTTAGAGGTGAAACTAAAAATTACAAGCAAATCGTGCTTACTTTTAACCCTACAAGCATAAACAGCTGGGTATATGACAGGTTTTTTGCTAAGCAGGTCGATAATGTCTTTAAACTTAAAACGACATACTTGCAAAACCCCTTCATTGACCCTGCCTATAAGCAGGTTATGGAAAGGTTAAAAAGACAAAACCCTGAATATTACAAAATTTACGCGTTAGGTGAGTGGGGCAGTGCAAGAGGACTTATTTATCCTGATTATAAAATTGTTAGCTCTTTACCTGCTTTTGCGGAGGATATATTTATAGGTATCGACTTCGGATATAATCACGCTTATGCGATAGTTTTAGTTGCGATTGAAAAAGATAATTTATATGCAAAAGAGCTTATTTATGAATTTGAAAAAGACAATAAAACAATTATACAGCTGTTTAGACAAAGATATCCTCAATATTCAAATTTGCAAATGTTCGCTGACAGTGCAAGACCTGACCTCATTAAAGAGTGGAAAATGCAAGGTTTTAGAGTTAGCAAAGCAAATAAAAAAGTATTTGAAGGGATTAATACGGTAAAATCGTTTAACTTACATATTACAGGCGATAGTCAGAATTTATTAAAAGAAATAAAAGCATACAGGTGGAGACAGGATAAACAGGGCAACCTTTTAGATGAGCCTGTTAAATTTAACGATGACGGAATGGACGCTATGAGATACGCTGTTACGCCTTATATAGATAAAAAAGTCAGACCTGTTTCAAGACAAATCAAAGGAGTTTAACAATGAAAAAGCGAGAATTGCTTGATTTAGTTTTGAGAATTTATTTTATGTTTTTAAAGGACACAGCTAAAAGCTACATAACAGGCGAAGCAGGTGAAGAAAGCGAAGCACAGCAACAGCAGAACGGGCAGAACATTGAAACAGGGCTTGATAATCTTTTAAAAAGTGTGGGTATAAACCCTTCTCAGATAGACCCTAAGCTGTTACAGGAATACGAGGAAGAAATTATTGAGGAGCTAAAAGGTGAGATTGTTAATAAAGTTTTAAAGGCTGAGACTGAAACAGACGAGGATTTTAGAAAGATTTTAGATGAGGTTATTAATCAATATAACGAGGCAGTTGCGGTTGTTATAGGTGTTCCTATTTACGAGATTTTACGAGGCTCTTTTATACACCCTGATAATGTGCCTTATTTGCTTAGTCAAATTGAGATATCACAGCGGTTATGGAGACACGGTAATGAATTAAAAGCTAAGCTGTTAAAACTGCTTAACGATAAAATCGCCGCAAAAGCTACAATTAGAGAGATTAAAGACGCTTTATTTAGAGGGTATAACAGTCCTGATGATATTTTACCCTTAATAGATGAGTTGCCGAGCTATTTGAAAGAAGCTATACAAACAGGACAGGCAGGTAAAAAAGTTAAACAGCTTATCGAAACTATACAGACAACACCTTTAAGGACTGCTTACAGGCAGTTAATCGAACTGCTTGACAAAGAAGCCGACAAAGCGTTTGAAAAAGCTCTATATACAGCACTGAATGAAAAGACACGCTTTTATGCTTTAAGAATAGCTGAAACTGAGACTTACAGAGCTGTAAATTTCGCACAATTTAGAGATTTTATAGCAGATGACGATGTGCAGTTTGTGCGATACAGGCTCAGCTCTTTACATAAGAAAAAAGATATTTGCGATTTTTATGCGAATTTAGATATAGGATACGGCAGAGGTGTATATCCTAAAAAAGAAGCAAGAGCTGTGCCGCTACACCCGTTTTGTCGTTGTGGTTATGAGCCTGTTTACCGGGTTAAAAAGTATGAGCCTAAATCTTTTATCGAAGCGGAGCAGGAATATTTAAGCAGACTGAAAGATAGAAACCTTCACGAGATTTTAGGCACTTGGAAGAATGTAGATTTGTGGAAACAGGGACTTAGTGCAGAAACTATTTTTAATATGAACCGACCTTCTTATAAGATAGTTAAATTTAGCGACGCCTTAGACGATACAGTTGCTAAGCTGACTTATGACAAAATGCAGTATGAAAAAGCTATAAGTAAATACAAAATTTACAATATTGAAAATGTTTTAAAGCGTAAAAATATTATAGCTCTTAAAACTTTAAAAGAGAGCGACAATAAAAAATTGTATAATCTGCTAAACAAATTACAAAAGGCTGAATGATGAGGTTTGATTATAAAGATACTTTTTTAATTAGCAAAACAACTGATGAAGAGTTACAGGAATTAGAAGATAGATTTTATGAAGAGGCTGTGCGGTTAGGTATTGAAGACCCTTATTTGTTACAGGATTATGTAGTTAGCAAGGTTTACACTGAAATTGCAAGGCTAAACATCGAAGCAGAAGGAATGGATAAGAAGCTACAAGTTTATGAAGATAAGATAAATGAAGTTTTAAAATTAGTTAAATCAGCTCAGCCTGTTGGTTTTGGCACTTTCAAGATTTGCAGGAGCTAAGCAATGCAGAATATTTATGAGATTTTAGACGCTTTGAAAATACTTATAAAAGATAATATTCCTGAAATTAGGTCGGTAAAAATAGGCGTAGAAGCAGGGATTAGTGCAAAAGATACACCTTTTGTGAGATTAATACCTGATGAAAGTTATTACGATAGAGACAGCGACTTTTGCTTAGATTTTAACATTCTTTTAGGCACTTTAACACAGCACAGCTTAGAGGAAACATATGAATTACATCATCTTATCGAGCAGAAAATCGTTGAACTACTTGATAATACAGAATTAAGCAATGCTTTAATTTTACTTAAAAACACACTTTATGATAGAGATGAAGTTGAAAATTTTAAGGCAACACTTTTACAATTTACAATTAAAGGGCTTTGATGAGAATACAAATTGATATTAAAGACCCTGTTAAATTACAAAGATATTTAAAAAATTCAGTCAGGGCAACTTTTGAAGATTTACTTATAAGAGTAACAGAAGGAGTTTATAAACTTGCAAAGCTAAACGCCTCCAAACACAGCCGAACGGGCGTAATGGAACATAATGTTTATTACAAAGTAAATTTAAAAAGACTTTACGGCGAAGTCGGTGTAGATGACAGGGGAATGTTAGTTGATTGGCGAGGTAAGAAAGTCAATTATGCGGAATTTGTGCATTTTGGAACTAAGCCTCATAAAATCAAACCCCGCAGAGCTAAGGTTTTAATGTTTGTAAAAGACGGGAGATTTGTATTTGCAAAAGAAGTTAATCACCCGGGTTATAAAGGCGACCTTTTTTTATATAAAGCATTAGAAAAATACAGACAAAGAATTTTAAGGAGCTAAGATGGTTACATTAAGAAGTTTAGCGGAATATCAGAAATTTTGGCTTTTAGCGTATGAAGCATATAAAGGTATAGGAGGCTTTGCAGACGGCACTTATTTAGACAAGTATACAAGAGAAAGCGACGATAAATATGAAAACAGGCAAAGAGTAGCTTATTACACAAACTTAATCGCGCCGAATTTGAATAGATATGTAGGGTATTTATATAAAAATCCTCCTGTCAGGACAGCTAAAAATAAACTTTTAACGACATTTATTGACGACTGCGACAATGCAGGGAACAGCTTAGATGTTTTTATGTCGAACATTGCGGCAGAAATTAAAATTAGAGGTGTTGGTTTAGTTTTAGTTGATATGCCGGAAACTTTAAAAGCTACAACATTAGAAGAACAATTGAATAACAGGGAAATTCCTTATTTGAAATTCATACAGCCTGAAAGCGTAGTCGATTATAAGTTAGACAAATTCGGCAAATTTGAATATATTAGCTTTTATGATACTATTACCGACCCGTCTGACTTGACACAGGATATTATAGTTGTCAGATATTTTGACAAACTTGGCTGGAAAATACTTGATAGTCAGGACAATATAATCAAACAAGGCGAATATAACTTACAAAAATGTCCTGTTATCCTGGTTAGCGAAACAGGTGAATTTTTAGATACAGGCGAATTCACTCAGGTCGCTCAACTTGCTAAAAGACATTACAACCTAAACAGTGAACTTGATGAACTTTTAAGAGGTCAGACATTCAGTATCCTTACAGTGCAGACTGATATGTCGCCTGACAGCGAAACTGAAATAAATATAGGAACTGACAATGCTCTGTTCTACGGACAGGGACTTGACAGACCTGATTTTATAGCTCCTTCTTCCGACCCTGCGGTTACATATATGAATAAAATTAAAGAAGTTGAAAAGACTATTGACAGGATTATGTATAACATTAATACAAACGAGGCAAGAGAAAGCGGAATAAGTTTGCAGATGAAGTTTCAAGGGTTAAACAGTTCTTTATCTAAATTTGCCGCACGGCTTGAAGACGCTGAAAGAAGGATTTTTGAAATTGTATGTGATTGGTTAGGTATTCCTTACGATTATGATATCGTATATAACAAAGAATTTGACATTACCGACATTGTGAAAGAGCTTAATGTTTTAGACGGCATTAGGCAGTTAGGTTATGACATTCCTACATATGAACAGCTTAAAATGCAGAAAATTATTGCGAACGATTTAGGAAGCCTTGACCCTGAAACAGCCGCACAGATTAAAGCTGAAATCGAGGATAATTTAAAAAGAAAAGTTTAGTGAGAATTTTTTGTATATAATTACTGAGAGATTTTGAGAGCAAAGGAGTAATGAAATGTTAAAAATTTTAAAAGAATTAATTAAAGCCGGGAAACTTAGCGAAGAAGAAGCTAAGCAGATTGAAAGTGAAGTGACTGAATTAGTTGAAAACAAGACAATCGAGCTTAAAAGCGAAGTTGAAAAACTAAGAAGTGAGCTTGACACAACTAAACAGGCACTTGAAAGCGAAAAAGCTAAACTGCTTGAAGAGCTTGAAAAGGCTAAGAAAGAAGGCGACGCTGAGAAAATAAAAGAATATGAAGCTAAGCTGACTGAAAAAGAACAGCAATTACAAACTTTACAGCAAAATTTGCAAAAATTGCAAATTGATAACAGTTTGATAAAAGCACTTGAAAATTATGATGTTATCGATAAAGAAGTAGTTGCGGAAGTTTTAAAAACAAAAGCAAAACTTAGCGAAGATGGAAAAATTCTTTTAGGTAATAAGGATTTAGAAGAAGGCTTGAAAGAGTTTTTTGAAAACAAACCACATTTATTAAAAGCAACAGGGCAAAGCGGAAGCGGAGCTCAGGCAGGTAAACAGTCGGGAGGAGCAGGACTGAGAAAAAGTGCTATGTCAGACGAACAAAAAGCACAATATATACAAGAACACGGTCAGGAGGCTTATTTAAGTCTACCTGATTAATTTTAGGTATAATCAAACAAATTAAATTTAAGGAGCGAAAATGGCGATTAAGATTGTCCCTGAGGTAGTGCAAACACTTGCAACCGAACAAATTATGCAAAATACAAAAGCATTCGCACAAGGAACAGGCGGAGCTATTACACCCGTAACGGATTATCATAAAGGGGATTTTTTAGAAGAAATTTTCTTTAAAAGTTTAGGTGGAGTTCAAAGAAGAGACCCGAATAGCACAGCTGACGCGGTAGCTGAAACACTCAGCACAGGCGAAAATGTATCTGTAAAACTATACTACAAAAAAGTAGTAGAGTATAAACTTACGGACATTAAAAGGTATGGAGCGAATCCGGACAGCGTATCGGTTAAAATCGGACAAAGTGTAGGTGACGCTATTACTGCTTTTATGCTTAATAAAGGTATTCTTGCAGCAGCGGCAGCTATTCAGGCAGGTAATGCAGTAGCGGATACAAGCGACCACACACTTGCATATAAAGATTTACTTGCAGGACTTAAACTTTTCGGCGACAGATTTAACGATATTAAGTCGTGGGTAATGAACTCAACAGGATTTTTCGGACTTATGCAAAGCGGTATGGATAGCGGAGTGCAAGATGTAGCAAGTGGAGTGCTTTATAATGCTACACCTGCGACAATGAATAGGAAAGTTTACGTAACTGACTCACCTTCACTTGACGCAGGTAAAGACGCTGATGGTAACCCTCTTATTTGGACGTTAGGTCTTACACCTGGTGCAGTAGTTATCAGGGAAAGTGAAGAAAGAGAGATGGTAACTGACATCGTTTCAGGTAAAGAAAACCTTATTGCAAGAGTGCAAGTAGAAGGAGCTATTACAGTATCGGTTAAAGGTTACGCTTACAAAACAACCGCAGGTATCAACCCTGATGACGCTACATTAGGTGCGGCGGCAAATTGGGCTATGAGTGCAAGTGATGTAAAAGCAACAGCAGGTATCGGCATTAAAAGTAAAGCATAATTAAAGGCGGAATATGAGAGTAATTTACAGTAATAAACTTATTAAAGGTTTAGAGGGTTTATATAAAAACCCTCAATTTTTCGAAAAACCTGAAACAGGAGCAACAGAAGTTTACACAGATGACCCTACTATTGCAGAGATTTACGCTAAACTAAAAGGTGTTAAAATTTTTAAACTTAACGGAAAGTCTTTTACATTTAAAAAATCTGCGAAAGTAAACAGCGGAAAAGGAGCTGAAAATGGCATTGCAAAATAATCAAAGATATTTAGGAGGTGGAAGGCTTTATTTTGAAAGATTAGTGGATGGAGTCTTGCAAGAGAAGAAAGAAATAGGCGAGGTTAAAGATTTTAAAATCACGGCAAATGTAGAAACAGCGGATGTCGAAACTTTTGAAGGAGCATTTCCTGCGACGGTTGACAGTATTGTAACTAAACAAAACTATTCTATCAGTTTCACAACAAATCAGGTTGATAAGGATACTTTGCTTTTAGCCTTGTTTGGTGAGGTTACACAAAAAACTTATAATCAAGGTGATACATTACCGGACGGTTCAACTGCAACAGGTGGGGAGACTTATAATATTATTGATGTCGGAATGTTTGATAATATTCAAGGAAGAGTCACTTTTGTATCTACACCTGCGAGAGGAAAGAAAAAAGTAGTTGTATTTAATAAAGTAGCTCTTACAACAAACGGCGATATCGTATTGCAAAGCAGGGAGTTCGTAACGGTTGGTTTTACAGGTAAAGTGCTTGAAGATGGTAGTGTGACAGAAGGTAGTAAATTTTTCAGGGTGTATGAAGAGGCTTGACCCTCTTTATATACCTATTATATATAAT